CTGGAAGATGGCTACGGTAGCAACTCTTGATGTAAGGATCGGCGCGGACATACAGTCCTTTCAATCGGGAATGGCAAAGGTTGAGGGTCAACTAAAACAGGTTGGCTCTAATCTTCGCAACGTAGGGCGCACCTTATCTACTGCTATCACACTTCCACTACTCGGCATCGGTGGCGCTGCGGTAAAAGCGGCTTCTGATGTTGAGGAAATGCAAGCCAAGTTCGACACCGTATTCAAGACGGTGGGCAGAGAGGTGACAAAGGAGTTGGACGCCTTTGCGCGAGCCTCTGGCAGAAGCAGTTACCAGTTGCGCGGTATGGCAGCAACTATGGGTGACCTGTTCAAGCCGATGGGTTACACCGAGGAGCAAGCCGGGGAACTGTCAATACAGGTTGCCAAACTTGCGGTGGACCTCGGCTCGTTTAACAATATGCCGATGGACGAGGCCCTGGCGAGGCTGCGGGGTACGCTTGTCGGTTCGCATGAGAACGCACTCGCCTTTGCCGTAACGATCAACGAGGCATCGCTCAAGCAGGAGTTGATGCGAATGGGCGCAGACAAACTTAGAGGCGCACAACTCAACCAAGCGAAGGTGCAAGCGCGGTTAAACCTGCTTATGGCAGGCACAACTGACGCACAAGGCGATGCCATCCGAACGTCTGGCTCCTTTGCAAATCAGTTTATTCGGCTTAAAAATGCCACGCAAGACCTCGGCGTTCAGATGGGAGAAATACTACTTCCCTATGCAACGTCATTGGTGCAACGATTGCAGTCGATGGTTGACATCGTCAGCAACCTATCTCCCGGCGCACAAAGGCTTGGCATAGCAATCGCAGGAATAGCGGCGGCGGCAGGACCGTTGGTGTTCACGCTTGGCGGCATGGCTTCGGGATTCTCTGCTATTATGCGAGCCGTTACGCTTACAATGGGAATGTTTAATCCCTACGTGGCGGGTATCGCTGCTATTTCTGCAATTCTGATTGGTCTGTACAGAAACGCTGATGCTGTTAAGGCATCATTGACCAACCTTTATACGGAGATCAATGATCGTATTGCGCCGGTAGTTGAAATATTAAAAGGTGCAGTTCAGGCTCTTTTTACTAAGGTTGGCGAGTGGGTGGAGTCGGTAGTTGATATTGGGGCGGCAATCTTTGGCACTATTGCTACATGGTGGGATGAGAACGGTGATGTGGTAAGCCTAAAACTCGCAAACGTTTTTACGGCTATTGGCACGTTCCTCTCAAGTGCTATGGAACTGCTTGGGACTATTATCAGCAAGACATTAGATGGGATCAAGTTTGTCTGGGCAAGATGGGGCGATGACATAGTGTCTGCTATGGGCTTCATTGTTAGAACTATCCTGACCATTGCACAGGTGGGATTTACCAACTTAGACCTTCTTGTAAAGGCGGTAATCGCCGTAATGAATAAGGATTTTATAGGTGCAGGTGGTTATATAAAAGACGGCTTTCAAGCCGCTCTCGTAGGTGTTGATGACATTGTAGCAGACTTCAAGACCTCGTTCTTAAACAAAGCAACCACAAGCGCCGACGACTTCTTGGCAAAGTTTGACATCAAGGGGTTTGAGAGTATTATCGAAATTGCCTTAGAATCCTCAACGACAGACATAGAGGAGTTTAGAAAGAGCGTTCTTGGCATTGGTGGTTTGTTGGTTGGAGAAGAAAAACTGGACGAAATGTTTGGCTCGCAGGAGTTTGCGAGCATTATCCAGAGTGCGCTCGACTCAAGCGAAACGACGATCAGCGGCTTCAAAACAGAAGCGCTGCTACAAATCCGGGCAGGCGGCGAGGAGTTAGACAAAAACTTTGGCGCAGGAGACTTTGAGTTGTTAATGAAAGGCATCTTTGATGCTGCTCCTGATCTTGTTAAAGACTTTAAGGATGACGCTCTTGGGTTTCTTAATCAGTTCAAGACCGGCGCTAATGACGCGCTTGTTGATGATGAGGATTCAGTTACAAAGGCTTCAGAAAAGGTAGCAGAGGGTCTTGAAAAAGTCGGCTTGCTGTCAAGAGAGATGGACCTGAGCCTACCGTACAAAACCGCACCGCAACTGGTCAGCGACTTTGCTCTTAATCTGCAAAACCTGCAAGGTAATCTTGAACTGGTAGGGGACGAGGCAGACGAGTTGGCTCGCAAGTTTGATACAGTATTCAAGGCTATTGATAGGCTTGGCATCGATAAAGAGTCAAAGGTATATCGCGCGTTTAGTTGGCTGTCTGTTGCATCCGCTGACCTTACTCTATTCACGGACGGGTTTAACAACCTGATTGATTTGTTTAAGCCGTCAACTTACAAGGACTTTATAGACGGTTTGAAGGGTGGTTTTAAGTCGTTAGGAAACTTGTCAATGCAACTCGGAGACAAGATATTTAGCATATTTTCAGACAAGGAGAATGGCTTCTCTGACTTCATCGGCAAACTCAGCAACTCTGACGGTCTTGTTGGTAAGATTGCAGGCGGTCTTGGTAAGTGGTTGCCGGGTATCGGTGCAGCAACATTGGCGCTTAAGGCGTTTGGTATTGATGCGAGCGATGTTTTAAAGGGTGTTAAAAACGTCATCAAGGGAATCGGTGACGGTATCAAGAACATCTTTGGCAGGGCGAGCAAGGAGAAGAAAAAAGCCGCCCGTCTGGACAGGTTTGTGTCAGACGTTGCCGCTCTTGGTGTTGACCTTAGCAACTTGTCGAGCGTAGACAAGAAGGCAATACAGGCGCTGATGACACCAATCCTGACCTCTGGTATTGCTACCACAGAGGAGTTATTGGCTGTTCTCGGGTTAGATGCGTCAGACCTTATGCGGACTGTTACTGATGCTTTTGAAGGCATACAGAGATTCGCGGCGGGCATGAATGTGGCAGATGCCGGGTCAGGGTTCCACTCTGCAATCGTAGGTTTACTTAACAACTTCGCAGAGGATATTGCTGCTGAGTTCGGCATGACTACGCTGCAAGCAGAGATGCAGATGTTTGAGTTCTTTGGCGTATCTGACCGCATCCAAGAAATCAGAGACGAGGTTGCAAGGATGCGAGCCAATCAACTTGCAAGGGGCCGAGATCCTGACGGTGAGACTGGTGTCGGTGGTTTTGGTGGTCCCGACAAGCCGGGTTCAGCCGTTGATGCGCTTGGCAATTTAGTACGCAATCTTCCAGGCGGCTCACCTAACTTTGCAGGTATTAATATGTTTGGTCCTGATATGCTTGCTACGCTCGGTGCATACGGCGCGGCAGGAATGGGAGTAAACATTGGCGGTAGCGATACACGGCAGACCATCAACATCAACCTTGACGGTCAGACTATCGCCACCGCAACGATGCCGTACTGGTCGCAGGAACTGGAGATATACGGGACGAACCGCTGATGGCAATAGCAATAAGAAACCAAGCGGGCGCTGATATAGACTTTGTTAAAGAGTCTTTTCGGTATGAGGATGCCGTAACACAGCGCGGCACGTTGTCTTTTCAAGAGATAGGCAGTAGCCCTTCCTGTGCATGGGGCGAGGACGTCCTCGTTTACGACGATGGCGGCACCCCGCTTTATTACGTGGGTGATCTACCGATTGAACTTGCAGGTGGTGGGTTCTTGGAATTGGCACAAAGTAGCGTGTATTGGGGTGGTACCGTTGAAAGTATTACAGAAGATGACATAACCGTTGGCGAGATCACGACCAATCGCTTCACCTATCGCTGCATTGACTTTTCCGAGTTTGCAGGTCGGCTGATTATAACAGATCAAACGGCAAACGAAACCGCCGGGGCATGGGTGCGCTCGCTTCTAACTGGACCACTTGGTTTGTCGGGCTACTATGGCGTAACGGAAGGCGATATTGACGATGGAGCATATATTGATTATATGCCGTGGAATTACGTGACCATTGAACTCGCTCTTGATGAACTGGCAGAGATCAGCGGCTTCTTCTGGAATATCGACAAGGACAAAAAACTAAACTTTAGGTCTGTTGACGCTGTTGCTGCGCCGTTTTCTATTACTACTTCTAACAAACCTTACAAGTCGATTCGATTTTCTACTGTTAGGGGTTCGTATAGGAATCAGGTTTTTGTCAGGGCAGGCACAACCAAGGACGAGGATGATACTATTGAGGTGCAACTCGGGGATGGCAACAAGCGAGCCTTTGTTGTTGGCGCTGAAATAGGTGACACTCCGACCGTAGAGGTTGACACAGGAAGCGGGTATGTAACGAAAACGGTAGGCGTGAACGGGATAGGTACGGTCTCTGATTTTTACTACAACACAGGCAGCACCGTAGTTGTGCAAGATCCCGATCAGACGGTCCTTTCCGCAACGGACAAAATCAAGATTACCTACAAGGCGCGATACCCAATCATTGTTTCTGCCTCTAACGATGCCGAGATAGTAAATAGAAGCGCGACCGAATCTGGGACATACGCTATATACCAATCTGTTGTAGATGCCACGGACGTTGACAATGCCGATGCCGCTGAACTAAAAGCGCAGTCGATCCTGAACCAGTATTCACAGCCCCGTATAACCTGCCGCTATACAAGCGACCAAGTGAACCTATCAGCAGGGCAAACACAATACATAAACCTGCCTGAACACGGAGTCGACGCCAACTTCCTGATCGAAAAGATCGGTGCATCTTTACGACATGACGGGCAACTATCCTTTGACGTTTCTGCTGCCGCCACCCAGACTGTTGCCGGGTGGTCTTATTGGAAGCAAAAAACCCGACAAGACCGCAAGTTCGTTGTGCGGGACAATGAGGTACTTCGTCTGTTAAACAGCGAGAAGGACAACGCAACAGCAGCCGATACCGTAACGGGTACGACCTATACAGGAGCCTACACAGTCAATGGCACAGACACATACATTGATGGATTCCATGTTGGATAAAATACGACCACACGGACGGGTGACTGTTGAAGTCACCACCGACGAAGGCACGACCGTATATGAGCAGAACAACGTTGTCACGAACAATGGCGTGGCTCGTATTGCTGCTGTCTGGGCGCAGGACTCAACAACCTTTCCGTCGCACATTGGCATCGGCACGGATGACACGGCGGCGGCTACGACAGACACGGCGCTCGGCACAGAGGTAGACCGTAACGCTATCATCACAGACTTTGCATCGGGCGCAGTTGCTACCTTTAAAGCGTTCTTCTCTAAGGCAGAAGCCAACGGCAACACCATAGCCGAGTTGGGAATGTTTGACGCGGCATCTGGTGGCACGATGTTATGCCGTACTGTCTTGGCAACCGCTATTGTCAAAGATGCTACCAAGAGCATCAACGTAACATGGACTATAACCTTTGCTGACGCATAATGGCTACTTCCGTATTTCCAGAGGCAGGCGATCAGATTACCGAGGCGGCGTGGACCTCGGCAAACAAGACCATCACAAATGTGGATGCGTTTCGTTTGTCTGGTTATTCGTTGTCAGCAGGCACAGGTCTCAACGTAGATATAGCATCAGGCACTTGTTTCGTTAATGGGTTTCAAATTGTGTCGGACGGTACGCAGGTTGAAGCATTATCAGCCAGTTCGACGAATTACGTGTACCTAAACGACGATGGAACGTTTACGGTAAACACAAGCGGGACGCAGCCTGCCAATACGCTCTTCCTCGGCACAGCCACAACAGACGGATCAGGCGTTACGGCTGTTTCGCACTACAAGGCTGTTGCTAACGCAGCGAACGTAATGGTTGTCAAGCAAGCCGACGAATCGGTATCGTCAAGCACAACGCTTCAAAACGATGACGAATTGGTTTGGACTGCAACGAGCGGCGAGTCTTGGGAGTTGTTGATTGCACTCAAGATCAGCACCGGCGCAGGCAACTTAAAGTTTGACCTTACAGGTTTTGGGTCACAGCCCTATACCTACCAAGAAGGCAACAACATTATTTTTGCAGATTCTGGTACACCGGAGAACACCTCCGATACAGCAATTATTATAAGGACGGTTGTCACAGTATCGACAACAGGGACGGTCGGGCTTGAGTGGGCGCAAAATGTAAGCGATGCAAGCAACAGCACGATTCAAGCCGGATCGTTCTTAATGGCGCGGAGGCTCATTGGGTAATGGCTACAACAGTATTCCCACAGACTGACGATGTAGTAACGAGGACGGCTTGGCAGTCCTTGCACAGCACTATTTCCCACGGTGATTTGCAAGACGTTGTGGCATCGGGACCAATAACAACAACGACTGACCGCCTGCTGTTTCACAGGGACACAAGCGGGCCTCTGGCACAGAGCCTAGTTGCAAGAGCGACAACGACAATAACGTTGCAGGCAGGGCATACCTACTATATTAACGGATGCTTATCTATGCGCAAGCCTTTAGCGGATACAACCGATGACAGATGTCATACTGGTATCAGGCTTGGCACAGGTTTAACCGTTTATGCCGCAACCTGCCGAAGCAACGCAGTCAAAACAGGAACAACTGACTTTATTTATATTCTCGATTTTACAGGTAGCGTAGACGAGATTATAAACGCATCCTTGAGAGGGACTAACAATGTTACGTTTAATGAGGAGCCTTCTTTTTGGGTGGATATGATTGTAGTTGCTGATCAGACAGCGGATCTATCCTTTTTTTATCAGAAGGTGACAGACGATAACTCAACTTGGTACGAAGCAGACGAACTAACCTATCTAAAAGCAATAGCGATTAAGGGATAGACAATGGCAACAGTACACGACTTAACAGAAAACACCGCGCCGGACGGGACTGATCGGTTGTACGTGACCGATGGCGTAAACGATGAAGGCGTTCAGATTGCCAACCTGCTAAAAGGTAGCGGGGCAGAAGTGCCTGCATCTAAGATTACGGGGACAATCGCGGCATCTTCTTTGCCTGTTGTAACGCATGAGAAGGGCGGGCTTGAGGCAGACGTGTCTGCTTATGATGGACTCGTAAAGATAAGCGGTGGCGCAACGTCAGCCGTAACCGCCCCTTCGGGTGCTATTGTTGGGACGAGCGACACGCAGACGCTAACAAACAAAACGTTTGACACATCAAACAACACGCTCACTTTTGCGGCGGAGGCTAACCTTCAAGACAACCTGTTGACCCGTCCGCTCGTAAAGGACTACGCGATGGAGGTCTACGCTCACGGCAGCATTACAACAGCCACAACTATTGATCTTGAAAACGGCAACGTTCACACCGCAACCATTGGCGGCAACCTCACGCTGACGTTCTCGAACCCTATCGCATCAGGCGATGCTACCAGTTTCGTTCTTGAGTTGACCAACGGTGGAGCGCATACATTAACCTTTCCTGCTGCCGTAGATTGGGAAGGCGGGACCGCACCGACGCTGACAGCCGCAGGCGTTGATATACTGGTGTTCTACACCCGCGATGGCGGAACCACATGGCATGGCATTGCCTCATCTTTAGACAGCAAATAATATGTTTACGGCTGAAGCACTTGCAGCGAAGCAGACGAGAGCCGGTGGTGGTGCGGTTGTCACGCCTAATACCCATGTTGTAACGGTGTCAGGGGAACTGGAATACATCGCTATCTGGGATGTCCAGACACCATCGTCTATCACACAGACCGCAAACTACGACCTGTCATCCGTTGAAGGAGGATCGGGGCAAATAAATGGCATTACAAGGGGTGGTGCGGCTGGTATTTCCACCTGCAATATGCCCTTACACGTTATAAATGGCGTGTTATATATTGGCATAAACACCTCTGTCTATGCCTATGATGTAAGCGACCCTACCACCATTACTGAACTTGGCAGTCTTGACCTTTCGTCTTATGGTGCGATTGATATTACTATGTGCCTGAGAAATATGCAGCACGATGATCGTCTTTTTGCGCTTGAAAGGTTTACTGGTCTTACCGACCCGCAAGTGTTCTTGATTGATATATCTAATCCATCAAGTATGTCCTACTTAGATGATATAAGTATGACAGAGTTTTCTGGACAAGACGAGATCAACAACACCTCAGCCGCTTCGGGTTACGATTCAGATAATTACACTGACGGATATATTGCTGTGCCGATTGACAAGGGCGTGAGAGGCTGGGAAGTAGTTGGTGCCACTCGTGATACTTTGACTAACATTTGGAATGAAGATCATGCGACAAACTCAAGCGCCGCGACAACAGGAATAATGGGCATTGATATATGCACAGGGTTAACTACTGACGTTGTAACTCAAACCTGCGTCAGTTTTTATGAGGCGGGCAAGGTTGCATTTACATACAACGGTTCTTCTACTAACACGGTTCTTCTTAATGGCGCTGTTCTTGACGATCCGCGAGGCATAAGGGCAATCCCTTATATGTCAAACTATACAAGCGACTTAGCAGCATTTTGTGTTGCTGCATACGATGACGATGCCCTGGTAATACTTACTAATCCAGACAGCAACGGACCCATAACTGTTCGCGTAGACCAGTTCAATGCCGCCAACAATGGCATCCAGAACATAGACGAATATGATGAGTGGATATATTGTTATGGCAACGTGTATAAAGGTTTTTCCATGTGGGAGTTGACAGGTGCAACAACCGTAACTTTTGGAGGCAGCATAACCGACCTTACCTATCTCGGAAAAGCAGACCAAATAGGAGTCATTCAGTAAAACAAGACTACAATGGTATTCGTAATTGAGCATAGCGATGGCACTTTGCAGCACCCTGTTTCTAAGGCGGCACTCAAGCACTTATTCCCAAACGTATCATTTCCAAGGGAATGGGATGGGTACTACAATGCTGATCTCGGAATCTTTCCTCTTATAGAAACGCCAAAGCCAGAACACGACCTGACGCATCACAACGTAGAGGGCGATCCTGTGAGGCAAGGAAACCAGTATGTCAGAGTATGGCAAACACCTATCGCTAAGACTGATGAGGAGATGCACGATGCTTGGCAGGTGCGATTAAGAAAGGCCAAGAACAAAGCAAAAGAGGTTATTGAGTCAAGGTATCCCGATTGGAAGCAGCGCAATATGACCATGCGCGTCCTGACCTTGCAAAACATTAGCCCGTTGACTGATGACGAGCAGGCAGAGTTAGCGAGCATCTCGGCGGCATGGGATTGGATTGATGCGGTACGTGCAGAATCGGATGCGCTTGAGCAGCACCTTAGAAGCATTGGTCTTGTGGCGGCACGACATTATGACTACGAAAACCACGCTTGGCCTCAATAAACCACCGGCACCATGTGGACCGTCTCTCGGCTTGGACCTGATGCACACCAGATAGAGTTCGACGATGAGTTTGAAAACAAAGACTGGGAGCAATGGGTACTCCTGACAGGTGACCGCCATTGGGACAATCAGCACTCCGACTGGTCGCTGCAAAAGAAGCACCTTGAGTTGGCAAAGGAGCGCAATGCTCCGGTCATCGACGTTGGAGACTTCTTCTGTTTAATGCAGGGCAAGTATGACAGGCGCAAGTCCTCGGATGCTCTGCGACCCATCCACCGAGGCGAGGAATACTTCGATGACGTACCGAACACGGCGGTTGATTTTTTCAAACCGTACGCCCACCAGTTCGCCGTCCTCGGATATGGCAACCATGAGACCGCGATCATAAAACATCACCAGACGGACATCCTCGCTCGCTTTGCCTATCGGCTAAACAAGGAGACGGGATCTAACGTTCAGGTTGGCGGCTATGGTGGCTATATCAAACTGCGCTTTAACTCGCCACACAAGAGGCGCAGTATCTGGCTGCGGTACTTCCACGGCAGCGGTGGCGGCGGTCCTGTCACAAAAGGCGTGATCGGCACTAATCGTAGGATGTACTACGATGCCGACATTGTGGTAACGGGACACATCCACGAGCGGTGGCGCGTTGAGTTGGTCAAGGAATCCATCTC